GATCAGACAATTGAAGATCTTTTCAGTCCAATACCGAGGTAACAGGCAGACCGCCTGCACCGTAGAGCGTAGGAGCTGAACGTTATGGAAGTAATAATGCTCCCAAGAGTGCTTGACACCCGAAAGGGTGATGATGTACGCCGAACTTACAGGATAGTAAACTGTAAGAAGTACCGGATAAAAAGCCGATACGATAACAAATGATGTTGAATTAGGAACTGGTATCTATGCTTCTGACGGCAAGGGCAGAAAGTCTCCGTGGAGCTATCAGGACAGAAACGGCAAATGGCATAGAACAAAGGGCATGAAACCGCATCATATGCTTAAAAAAGCCGCATCCGAACACACAGAAGAATACAAGCGTATAATTGAAGCTATTATGAAGCGTTAAATTATACGAAAAGTATTGACAAATTGAAAGTCAGGTGTTATAATATGGACAAATACAGAATTACTAACGAACAGCTTGAAAGAATCCATGCTGCTCTTGAAAAAGGGCATAGAATTGAACTTATCCCCTTAAAGGATAACATCAAGATTATGGATATCAGGCGAGAGGAACTGAAAAAACCGAAGAACAAGCAGTAATAAGCGTTTTATTGTAAGGCCGAAAGTGGTGATTGAATGAAAATATATGCAATAGTTGGTTGGTGTGGTAATGAAAGATATATCGAAGGATACTATACAGACCAAAATACAGCTTTAAAAGAATGCGCTTGTATGAATAAAAATCGCATGATAGGGCTTGAATCGCTGATTGTTGAAACAGCCGATGTTGATGAAATTGCAACAAAACAAAACATTGGACTTGGATATGTATACGAAATAAGTCGCAAAAACAGTGGGGCATGGCAAGCAAGACTTGAAGCTGTGATGTGGAAAGATGATTTTCAGAAGTTAAAAAAAGCAGGAAAAGCCAAAAGCCCATTGATGTGTAATCCTTATGTATGGGTTGAAAAGAAAAGCGAGAAAAAAGCAATTGAAGCATATATAAATAAGCAGTAATGAAAGTATTACTGGAATGCCGAGCGTGGTTGATTATATCAACTGCGCTCTTTTTTGTTATATGCTCAGAATCGGGTAATTACCGATAACGAGCATCCATATTACCACCTGACTATAAGCGTTTAGTCGGAAGGTCAAAGAGGTTGACGATCTCCCATATCGTTGACCTCTTTTTGCATATAAGCGGTAAAGTAAATCCGCTGAATATAAATACCGAACGGCGAGGAACAGCCGACAAAGTAACGGAGGTATAAGACATGGCATTTTCAAGACAGACCTTAAAGGCAATGGGATTCACTGACGATCAGGTGCAGAGCCTTATTGACTTACACACTGAGGTAACAGATAATCTCAAAGCCGAAACCAAGAAGTACAAGGAAGATGCAGAAAAGCTGTCCGATGTACAGAGACAGCTTGATGAAGCAAATTCCGCACTTAAAGCCGCTGAAAAGGATGATTACAAAGGAAAGTATGAATCTGAAAAGGCTGCACATGACAAACTGAAAGAGGATATCAAGGTAAAAGAGACAACAGCTAAGAAGTCAACAGCTTTCAAGGCTTATCTCAAAGAAAAAGGATATTCTGACAACGCTATCACAAAGATCACGAAGTACGGTGGTTATGTGGACGGCATCGAGTTTGACGATGAGGGCAAGATAAAGGACAGCGACAAGCTTCTGTCCTCTATCGAGGACGAATGGGGTGAGTATAAGCCTACAATAACAAAGGTTACTCACACACCAAACGTCCCGAATCAGACAGCAACAGGCGGCGAAAAGAAAACAACAACCAGAGCAGCGCAGATATGGGAAAAGACTATGAAGTCTATGTACGGCGATAACGCTGTAAATTCTGCGGATGCAAACAACAATAACTCATCAGGAAAGGAGAGTTAATATGTCGTTTATCAAGACACCAACAACAGGCAAGGCTTATGCTCCTGGCTATTTCCTTGCAAAAGATGATGAAAACTGCGTAAGAGAGACACGCACTATACTCGCATCAGGCGGCACAACAGCAGGCGGCGGCAAGTATGTTCCTATGGGTACAATTTACCCTGCAAATAACTCAACAGCAGAGGGAATTCTTTATGAAGATGTTGACGTTACAACAGGTGATATGCCCGGCTCAGTAGTAACTAAAGGTATCGTATATGAGGATAAACTCCCTGTACAGCTTGACAGCGATGCTAAGACAGCACTTATTGCAAAGGGATTCAAGTTCATTACTACATCTCCTGAGGTTACAAGGCCTAAGTGGACAAACGATGCAACACTTGCAAAGATCACAGTAACATCAACTGCGGGTACGGCAAACGGAAAAACACATCTTAAAGTATCAGGCTATACACCAACAGCAGGCGAAAGCTATTACTACAAGGTGGGTGATGCTACAACAGCACCTTCCGTAACATACGGCCTGCCACTTGATAATACATGGTCTGCATTTACAGACGATACCGATTACACAGTAACAGATACTTACAAGGTAACTGTTGCATCTGTAGACAGCACAGGTGCTGTAGTAGCAGCTGGTTCTGCTACTGCTACTACAAAGAAAGGAGAGTAAAGTTATGACTTGGGAAAATGGTATTTTCGGTATGGTCTCAAAAGAGGACTGGCTGAGTGTTCCTTTCACTCCCCCTGTTCTTGCAAATGACCCTATCGACAGACTTTTCGGCAACGAGAAAACAGATAACATCGGTGCACGTTGGGATGAGATCAGCGCAGATCAGCTTATCCCTGCAATGGCTCAGTTCCATGCATTTGACACCGAAGCTATCAAGAGTGTATCTCCTGTGCTGACACAGCACTACATCGAGAAAGGCCTTATCAAGGTAAAGCAGAATCAGTCAGAGCGTATGCAGCAGCTTCTTAAACAGGGCGTTGTGAATGATGATGCTCAGTATGAGTATGTTATCCGTGACGGTATCAGACTTGCGAGAGCTGTTGAAGTTCGTGCACGAGTAGCAAAAAATGAAGCACTTGCAACAGGTCAGGTTACTATCGGTGAAAACAATCTGAACCTTACAATCGACTACGGTGTAACAGCTGCACAGAAGGCATACACAGTTGATCTCAATGTTGATTCTGATGTTGGTTCACAGTTACAGGCTATCATCGATGATGCACGTGAAGCAGGTGTTGTTATCAACGGTATGCTTACAAGCGGTTCAAATCTCACAAAAATGAGAAACAATAAGTCTATTCAGATCAACAGAAACGGTGTAAATGCAAGCGGTAAGTTCATTTCTAACGCTGAACTGAACGCATATCTTGCAGATTTCGGCATCGATACAGTTATCACACAGGATAACGTATACAACGCAAATATCACCGATATCGACCCGACAACAGGCAAACCTGTGGTTGTATCAAGAAGATACTTCCCGAAGGAAAAGATCACATTCTTCTCCACAACTCCAAACGGCAGACTTGGTGTAGGTCTTTGGGGCGATCCTCCCGAGGTTGTAAATCCTCTCACAAAGACAGAGGGTACAAGCGTATCTCCTTACGTTTACATTCATCAGTGGACAGAGAATGACCCTGCTGTACTCTGGACAAAGGCTTCTACTCTGTTTATCCCTGTTATCTACAATCCGTCAACACTGTATATCGCAACAGTAACTGATACAGGTGCGTGATGATATGGCTTACAGAGTAGTAAAGCATTTTACAGACTTACAGGATCACGGCTATAAATACGCAGAGGGTGACACATATCCCCGAGAGGGATATGTGCCATCCGATGAACGCATCGAAATGCTGTCAACTGCGAATAATCGTCAGAAAACAGTGTTGATTGAAGCAGTTCCCGAAACAATTCCTGAGACTGAATCTGATGAGACCGTTGAAGAATCGGTGGTTGAGGAAACAGCAGAGGAAAAGCCGAAGCGTAAAAGCCGTAAAAAGTAATAGAGAAAGGCGGTGCGATATGACCGATATCACAGAGTACTGTGAATACTGCAAGAACTTCTTTCTTAAAGACTATATCGGGCTGACTGATATTTACAAGGGAGAGTTTACAATTGAGAGCGGTACATTCGTATCGCCTTCTTTTACCTTGAAACCAAATCAATACTTCCGAATCGTTAACAGTGATGTTAATGACGGTGTTTACTGCAATACCGCTGAATCATTGGCATTGCTACAGGATGAAACCTTTACAGGTCAGGTGTGGCTTATGGCTGTACCTCGTTCGTTCGTGGCTTTGTGTGATGATATAGCGGCATGGCGCACAAAGTATGAAAGTGTCGGAAATGCGAATATGTCTCCCTTCCAGAGTGAAAGCGTACAGGGTGTATACAATTACTCCAAAGGTGCTACAAGTGGCAATGGTGGCGGCGCATCCGTCACATATATGTCGCAGTTCGCAAGCCGTTTGAATCCATACAGGAGGATATCGGTACTATGAGCATATTTGACAACGGCATTCTCAACGATTACAACACCGAAATAACACTACTTGACGAAACATCATCTGTCAGCCCTGACCCTTACGGCGGTATCGGCGGTGTTGATTACAGCTACAACAAAGGCGCAGTGATTACGGTACAGCTTATCCCACAAGAAACGCTCGGCGCACAGGTCGCAGAAGCGATCACCGAGAAGAAAATGTACACCGTCTGCGTTGATAAAGGCATAGCCTTGAAAAAAGGTCAGGTCTTTATGAGAAACAAGGACGAAGAAACATTCAGAATCACGGAAAGCAATGTCGAAACTGAAACTCCTGCAAGCGCAGGACTTCAATTCAGCTATGCAAAGGCTGAGAAGTGGGAACTTCCCTCTGGTATGCTTATAAACAACGCTTAAAATGCGTTTTAACGGCTTTTAACCTTTAGGAATGTAATTATACTATGAATGGAGTGAAACGGCGAATATGGATAAATTAGCGGCATTACAGACGTTTTTAAATGGCTTCTTGCCTGCATACGAAGAAAATTCAATTTATTCTCTGAAAAATCCGCCTGCATTCCCCTATCTGACGTATGAGGGCATAGATAGCAGCTTTGATGAAGGTTTATGTTCGATGAGCTTTTCAACATGGTATCGTGAAGCTTCATGGGTGAACTCAGTGCAGATGGCAAAGAGAATATCAAAAGCTATTCCGAGCACTGGGCTTATGCTCCACTGTGATGATGGTGGAGTGTTGATTTATAAAGGCACATCCCCTTTCGCTCACAGAATGGGTGATGATAGTGATGATCTTATAAAAAGAACTGTATTCAGCTTAGATATTCGGTTCTATACAGTATCTTGAAAGGAGGAAAACAGATGATTGACTTAATGGACTATGAGATAGTTCAGGAAAGCGATGTTAACAGCACAGCGTTTGACACGGCAGTTGTTGTCAAGGATTTTGACCCGGAAAGCTTTATACCGCCTGCTGAGGGTGACTTGCTTATGCTTACAACGGGCGATGTATCTATCAATGATAGCTTTGATATGCTTGATCTCGGAGCTGACCTGAACGGCGTTCATTTCGTATATAAAGAATTTCAGGTAGTTACTGGGAAACCTGCTTCAACTCTAACCTTGACAGGTGCTTCATTTGACATTACAGATGTCAAGAGAGCACTTGCGGCAGCAGATATTGACGAAAACCAGATAAAGACAAGGCTCGTTCTCAAAAACACAGACTTTGAGAATATAACAGTGCTGATACACAAGAAAAGCGGCTGGATAGCGTGTGTAATGCGCAATACGCTTTCAACTGGCGGTCTTGCAATATCTACAAGCAAGAGAGGAATAGGCAGAAATGCTCTTACATTCACAGCATACAGAAGTATCAATGACAAGACAAAGCCTGAGATAGATTATTATTTCTTTTCAACGGGCAATAACAGCGTTGTGATCTCCAAGCAGCCTAAGAGTGTAACTGTTGCAGAAGGAACAGCAACAAGCTTCTCCGTAACCGCAACGGGTGCAACGAGCTATCAGTGGCAAGTACAGACACCAACTGATAAGGGCTTTGTGAATATCAGCGGTGCAACATCAGCAACGCTTAGCCTTGCGGCTTCTGATGTAACAGATGAAGCCAACGGCAACAGATACCGTTGCAAGCTTACCAATTCAGAAGGTTCAGCATATACAATCCCTGCTGTCCTTACTGTTACAGATGGCGTATAAAAACAACTGAATAAAAATTGAATATCCCCGAATTATCGGGGATATTTCGCTATATGAAAGGTTAGTGATAATATGAGATTTAATGAAATCAAAGAAATTGATACGCTGATGGAATGCGTACCGCACGTAAACGAGATACTCGGAGATACAGAACTGTTTGCAAGTCTGAAAGATAAAACGTGGTTTGATGCGGCTATACCGCTTTATAAGGCACACAAAGACAGCTTTGATAATCTTATGGGTATACTTGATGAAAAGCCTGAGAGTGCAGTTAAAACGCTTACAACGGTATCAAGGATAATAGCAGAGATATTCAAGGATGAGGAAACAGCACCTTTTTTTATGCAGTCCTGCACGAATGCGAAATCTGCGATATCTGTTATGGCGAATACCGAGGAAAAACAGTCAGAGGATTCATCAGATACGTAAATGCAAAGGTTACTCAGCATACTGAGGAACTAAGCTATCGTGTATATATGACTGACTGTGCGGCTATTTTGTCACGCAGAGACAACAGGTGGTATGATATGCTCCATCCTACGGATAGCGGTGACGAATACCAGACAGCGATTGATAATTTCTATTCAGATTTCAGAGGAAAGGAGGAATAAAAACATGGATGTATTTGACTTACAAGCAAAGATAAGACTTGATGATAGTGAATATAAAAATGGATTATCCGCTATAAAGGGAACTTTGGCAGATTTTGCGAAATTCTCAGCGGCAACACTCGGAGCAGCTGCAACAGGCGTTTCGGCGATTGTAAAAGAATCCGTTTCGGCGTATGCAGACTATGAACAGCTTGCAGGCGGTATTAAAACGCTTTTCGGTTCATCGGCTGACACTGTAATGAAAAACGCTGAAAAGGCATACCAGACCGCAGGACAGTCAATGAATGAGTACATGGAGACTTCTATTCAGAGTGCGGCGGCTCTCATCAACTCACTCGGCGGCGATCAGGCAAAGGCAGCTGAACTCATGGACTTATCCATCACTGATATGTCTGATAACGTCAATAAGATGGGTACAAACATGGAAGGTGTGCAGAATGCTTACAGAGGTTTTTCACGTGGTAATTTCACTATGCTTGATAACTTGGCTCTTGGATTCGCAGGCACTAAAGAGGGAATGCAGGATCTGCTTGACAAGGCTCAGGAAATATCAGGCATAGAATACGATATATCAAGTTATTCCGATATTGTACAGGCTATTCACGTAGTACAGGAAGAAATGGGAATAACAGGCACTACGGCGAAAGAAGCATCCGGCACGATCTCAGGTTCAATCGGTTCGATGAAATCAGCATGGGAGAATCTTAAAGTTGAGATATCGAAGGATGATGGCAATGTAGGAGAAGCATTTGACAAACTGTCCGAAACGGCAGGAGCAGCATTTGACAATATGCTCCCGAGAGTAGAAAAGGCTCTTGATGGTGTGGGTGATCTCATCGTAAAAGGTGCGCCGAAAATCGCTAAAAGTATCGGTGAGATAGTACCGAGAATCATGCCATCACTTATGCAGGCTTCCGTTTCGATCGTTGGAGCACTCGGCACAGGCATAATTGAGAACATCCCTACACTGCTACAGACAGGCGGCGAAGTTATCGGAATGTTCGGTGATACTATCGAAAGCAACCTTCCGAAGCTTAAAGATACAGCTTTTACGCTGATATCTGACTTTTCGGGATACCTTAAAGACAATTTGCCTGCTCTTATTCCCGAGGGAGTAAACGCAGTTGTAGAATTTGCAAAGGGTATCACAGATCCATCGAATACAGGAACGCTGATAGATGCTGCTTTTGATGTAGTAGACGGACTTATCGAGGGCTTCACAAGTGAAGATACTATAAATGCTATTGTTGAGGGTGCGCCTGTTATCCTTGATAATCTCGTTAACGGTATTGTAAAAGCCGCTGACAGGCTCGGAGATGCCGCTTTGAAGATCTCTGACAAGCTTATCAACTACTTTAAGGACGAAGAAAACAGGGAAAAGATGGCAGAAGCCGCTGACAAGATACTCACATCACTGTTAGACGGATTCACTTCTCTGCTCGGTGAGGGCGGCGAATTTGTTTATAAACTCGGTGGGCTGATAGCGGATGCACTCGGAATGGGCGAATACTGGCAGGCAGGCAATGATGTTCTTTCAAAATGGTGGGACGGATTCAAAGCTAAGTGGGATGAATTTAAAACATGGTTTGATGAAGAAATCCGGCTTACTTTAAATCCACTTGATTTAAGCAAACAAATAGGCGAAAAGGTGACAAAAAAAGTGTATGAAGCACCACCAAACAAGAAATACACAATCGATAACGGCAAAGGCCACCAAAGACACGCAAAGGGCTGTGTGTTCAACCACCCCACGTATGACAGATTTGGTGATTTGTACGGCGAAGCAGGCACAGAAGTGCTTTTACCGCTTGATAACAACACAGCATGGATGGATAAGTTTGCAGATAAGCTTGAAAACAAGATGAACGGCGGCGCAAGATACACATTCAATTTCTACTATCAGGGCGGCAACGGCATGACCGATGCCGAGATAGAGGAGCAGGCTAAACGCCTTGCAGAATTAAGTATATCGCAGATAAGAGCAGTGGGAGGTACAGGATTCTAATGGCGAATTACACAAGCGATTACAGCTTTACAATTGACAGAGTGTCAAGTAATGATTTCGGCATCTTTGTAAGCACATTACAGCCTGTACCTCACGCACAGCAGAGGTATACTACAGGCTATACAAGAGAGCCTTTCGGCATACCTGATGATGTTTTTGAGCCTATTGACTACAGCATCGACTTTTACAAGTTCTTCCCCGAGGATATGGACGATTCAGCACTTCGGGCATTTCTCGTTAACGGCCAGACTTTACAGCTATCAACTTATCCTGATGTTTGCTTCAAGATTCTGACTATGAACGTCACAGAAACGTCAGGAACGGCCGATAACAGACGTATAAACTATCACCTATCATTTACCCTTAAACCGTTCAGATACGGCTTAGACAACAAATGGATAAGCGTAGAGAGTGGAGATACAGTTAAAAATGTCGGTACATGGTACAGCAAGCCTATAATCGAACTGACAAAGCCTGATGGAAATATCACTATCACTATTAATAATGTTGATTATGAATTGAAAGACTTACAGAACAGCGGTTCACAGAAATTAAGTCCCCTTGATATTACATATATCGATTCATCACGGCATATCTTGTATCTCGGCACAAATGCGCTGATAGTCGGTCATGATAACGGCAGACTTCCACAGCTTGATGTGGGTGATAATGTCATATCATGGACTGGAAACGTTGAGAGCGTGAGAATCCGTACGAACTGGAGGGAGATATAAATGGCAGGCGTAAATGTATACAGCCTTGAAACTCTTGTTTGTGCTCTTGCAGATAAAAATGTTGATGAAATTCTCTGGACTGGCCCTGCTCAGGTCGATAGCGTAACGCTTAGTGTTGCATCATCAGTAGGCAATGTGGCATATCCGATAAATGGCGCAAAAACTATCGATTTTGACGGTCTTGTGGTCGATACGGTGTATACCTCGGGTACAAAAAGTTGGGGACCCGATGAAACCGCAGATGAGCAGGATTCAGAACGGAGAAGGGCATGGGTATACGGATTCCGAGTATTCGGCGGTGGTAACTACGGCACAACGCAGACAACGAAGATTATAAAAAATCTGACTGTAAATCATATCGTTTTAGGTCATCCCCGTGATATCATACTTGATTCGGGCAACTTCATAAACTGCTATTTCTATGATATATATTCACCTTCTGCGGATATGTATTCTCCGTGGCTTGCATACTCGGGTTCTGAGGATACTGGAAAATCGGCAATTCCTATCACCGGCACGACATACGGCTATAAGCTGAGAACTATTTCTGATTATGTATTTGGATGGACAGGCAGTGCATCGTTAGAGTACGGATACACACCGAATATTATCTTTAAGTATTGCATCGTAAAGATCAGAACAGAAAATGCAGGCATATCCTTCCCGAGAGCGGCATATATAGGCTGTGAGTTAACGTATGACTACGAATTGAATTGGGATTATGATATTGCAATGCAGCAGGCTACAGTCGAATATAGTAACCTTGCACTTTTCCCAAATTCACCGTTCTATCAGCTTCTGCATTCCGATTTACGTATCAACGTGGTCTTAAATTCAGACTGGCCGCTGAGGGTATCAGACAAGTTATGCGATAGATACGGTTATATCTCGTCAAGAGGTGGAACAGGCGGTAATGAAGCATTATATCAGACGCTTGCATATGTTAAAGAAGCGGTCATAATACCGACTATCAAAAAGGGGAAAGACCATCCTGCAGCAAGCATAATCGAAAATCTGCAGTATTTCTACGGTCAGAACACAGACCCACAGCATTCAGGCGAGGATAGGCCTGCGGTGGCACAGTTCGGCTATGGCTTAGTTTTCGTCACAAATGGTGGTGATGTAAGGCCGCTGAATTCAGTCCCTGATGAATTAGAGGTATTATACGGCGATTTACGAAATCCTGATATCATGACAACTCATGGTTGTATCTTTATCGAGGACGAGGGATACCGAAAAGCACAGTATGACCTTGCATGGAACGATTACAGCGGTACTTATGCATCAAGCACAATTGATGATGATGATACGTGGTTCAGAAGACGATATGCAGGCACAAATGACGGTATACCGTTCTTGCCTTTGTGGTATTATCCGTATCATGATACACCATCAGGCGGTGGCACAGTTGACGGAAACTATATCAGCGTTTACGATATGGACACGGAACAGGACGGATTCGACAACAACGGATTAATTCTTGAACCTACACAGTGCAGAGTGGTTGAAGAACTCAACGGCGGCTTTAATCTGACGCTTGAACATCCCTATGATAAAGACGGTAAATGGCGGTATATCCTTGAACATAACATAATCAAGTGCATGGGACAGCTTTTTATCATCAGAAAAGTATCATCAACCAACAGGGCAAACAGCAAAAGCGTGACAGCATACGCAGAGCATATCAGTTATCACTTACAAGATTACTGGCTGTTCCCTGGAACGTCAATTGCAGGCTATGTTGGACAGACCCTGATAGATAGCATCCTTGCGCAGATGTGGGATGTTCCGTGGGATACTGAAAACAATCTCAGATATACGTTCAGCATCACAACTGACCTATCAGCAGACGAAACCTTCCGAGAGTGGTACGAGATGCCCGAAGGTCATACACCTTATGAAATGATTCTCGGTAGTAACGGCTTTACTCATCTTATCGGTGGTGAGTTGTACCGTGATAACTTCACGATTTCGATTCATGAGCGCATGGAAGGCGCACAGGATAATGCTTTTATACTGCATCCAGACTTAAATCTTAAAAGCATTCAGAAAACAGTTGATTTACAGACGTTTTGCACATACTTCCGAGGATATGACCCATACGGAAACTGGTTTGCAATTGCGTGGGACCCGAGAACACTTCCGAGAGCATATCCGCACAACATAGTCAGGTCGCAGAACTTCTCTTTTGATGTAGCAGAAGAGTATTATGACTTTGCAATGCTTGCACGAAAAGTAAGAGAGTACTTTAAGACAATGTGTGCTCCGCTTGTATCATTTAAGATACAGGTACAGGATTTAAAAAATCATCCTGAGTACAAAGACTTTATCAACAATTATCGGTTCAAAGTAGGCGATATCGGCAAGGTATGGGATGATGATGCTGAGAGATACTATGACTTGGAAATCACAAGGACGGTCAAGGACGGTATTACAGGCGAGTGTATCGAGGTAACTATCGGCACAGAGCGAAGTTTTACACGCCCGAACGGATATCCTATCACCATTGATCGAAACTATAAAACGGTTGATGGCGGTGAATATCATCCAGAACCGGGACCAGAACCGGACCCATCATCAGCAGATGATTATATATGGGTGCAGGACAATGACAGGGCTGATACATACCTTTACAAGGGCGATTCAAGGCGCATTAAAATGCCGTCTGAATTCCTTGCAGCAACGCTCAGAACGATAAAAGCAACAACATTTTGTGACAATAGTAACCAAATCTTACAGGTTGTTATACCTGAGGGAACGGAGGTAATTGAATGAGTATATCAGGAACAGGCACGCAGGCAGATCCCTATATCGTGGATACATGGGCTGACCTTGTTACAGCAGTTGAGACATCAAAAACAACATACGTCAAGGTTGACACTTCCACAGTAGCAACATGGGACTTTGCAAAGATGGTTGAGGGCGGTTTAACAACAAGCATCAACTGGATTGCGGCCGAGGTTGACGGAAACGGACTGACTATCAAAGGATTGTTTGGAACTGCGGCAAGATGGTTTTCAAAGTCGGATGCAACATATCAAGCAGTTGTAAAGAATTTGAATTTGCTTGATATGTCAAAAACAACAGTAACAACAGGCGTTTTCTACGGCAGATCATTCGAGTTCAGAAACTGCAAGTTTTCAGGAGTGATTGAGGGTGGCAACTTTTTTGAATCGTATTCGTCAGGCGTTGCAACGTTTACAACAGGCGGTATAGATGGAAACGACCCGAGGGGATGCGCTTTTGCATTTAATTTTTCAGGCGATGCGAGACTTACAAGTGTAGCGTGCACATTTAATCATTGCAACATGAACTTTGACGGTACATCGACAAATACATCCACTCAGGAAATGAAGATGTACGAAAGTAAAATCAGCGGCAAGATGCCGTGGGCAAGCTTCAAAAATTCTGGCGGCGGTCAGAATGTTATCGATGCTGAGATAGATACTATCGGCACATGGAGCAACACAAGCGGCGGCGTGACCCTAATTAACACAGATAAGCTTGCAAGTAGTCTTACCGTACCATCAGGCTTTACAGGCGTAACAAGTACGCAGATGCTTGATGTAGATGCGCTTGAAGCTGTCGGATTCATCGCAGAAACCGAGGAACCTGAGGGCGGTGAGTAATATGGGATGGATAATCCACAACAACGAATTGCTTGACAGCGATTTCAACGATATCCCTTCTTTCCCTTCATATCCCCTTGCGCCTGCACTATGGCGCACAGGGGAAACCTTGCAGACAGGCTTACACTATGACCTGACATTCCCCTCG